CATCGATTCGAGCCTGCCGATGCGCGAATACACGGAGCTGCGCACGGCGCTGGAAAGCGGCACGCGCGAGGAGGTCGACGATGCGCGCGGTCTGCTGGAATCCGCTGTGCGCATGCACGCGCGCAGGATGAGCGAGAAGCTCATTGCGCCGCCGTATACGACGGATTATGCCGTGCTCTTCTTGAGCAGCGAAGGCCTCTTTTCCGAGATCCTGCGCATCAGCGGTCTTGCCGAGCGCATCCAGACGGAGAGCCGCATGGTCGTCGCCGGACCGACGACGCTGTCTGCGCTGCTTTCCAGCCTGCAGATGGGCTTTAGGTCGCTGGCCATCGAGCAGCGGACGGAGGAGATCATGGCGCTGCTGGGCGCCGTGCGTACGGACTTCGGCGGCTTTGCGAACCTGCTCAGCCGCACGCAGAAGCGCCTGAAGCAGGCGTCGGAGACGATCGAGACCGCGCAGCGCCACAGCGAGACGATTGCGCGCAGGCTGTCCGATGTGGGCGAGCTGCCCGCCGGGGAGGCGCATGCGCTGCTGGGCGGCGAGGAAAACGAAGAGGGAGATCCCTTCGACGAGGACGACGCCTGGGATTGATGGGAACTTACCGGAACTGAATGGAACCGATTGAGAAGGTTTTCCGATAGACTGGAGCATAGACTGAATATCAGAGAAAAGCGTGTCGTGCGCTTTTCTTTTTTTGCGCCGGAAAGCGACAAAGGCATATCGTGATTCCCCATACAATGAACCCATACCGATGATCTGCGGAGGGTGAATATGGCGGAAGGTACGATGATCCGGAAGGAAAACAGAAAAGAGGGCCTGCTGGAAGCGTTTCTCGGGGGAATCGGCGACACGCTTGCAAGCAGAGGCACGCTGCCGCAGCGCTTTTTATGCATGCTGATGATGGCGCTGCTGAGATGGTGAAGGAATTTAAGAGTGGTACTCTCTCCCTCGCTATCGATGACATTGGCGCTGCAATCGCATCCGACCTTACCGGCTGCACCATCGACAAAAACGGTGTTGTAGTATCTACCGCAGAAGATGGCGGCACTCCCGTTGCTATCGGATTCCGCGCTAGAAAGGCAAACGGTAAGTACAAGTATTACTGGCTTTACCGTGTTAAGTTCAGTATCCCCGCTACGAACCTTGCTACCAAGGGTGATAGCATTACCTTCTCTACTCCCACAATCGAAGGCACCATCTTCAGAAGAAATAAGCCTGATGCTGCGGGCAAGCACCCCTGGAAGGCTGAGGTCACCGAAGATGATACTTCTGTAACCGCAACCACAATCACCAACTGGTATAAGGAGGTCTACGAGCCTACCTATGCCACCAAGTCCGGCACAGGAGGTAGCAACTGATGACTACTGACAGAACCGCTACTATCACCATTGCCGATGACGAATACACTCTCGTTCTCACTACAAGAGCTACTAAGGAAATCGCGGCCCGCTATGGCGGTCTCGAGCACCTCGGGGATAAGCTCATGAAGTCCGAGAACTTTGAAATGGCGCTGGGTGAGATTGTTTGGCTTATTACCCTTCTCGCAAACCAGGCCATTCTCATCCACAACCTCAAGCACAAGGAGGACCCCAAGGACCTCCTCACCGAGGAAATGGTCGAACTGCTCACAATCCCGGCAGATCTCGCTTCGTATAAGACTGCTCTCACCGAGGCTCTCTACGCTGGCACCAAGCGCAACGTACTCAGCGAGGCAGACTCAAAAAACGCGGTGGTCGAGTAAGTGACGAAGAGTTATTTACTCGACTCCTCTACTATGGCATAGCCCACCTCCATCTTTCTTTTGATGAGGTGTGGCTTATGCCTTTTGGTTTGCTTCTCGATTTATGGGAATGCCACAAACAGTTCTCCGGCATTTCCAAGCCTCATCGCGAGCTCTATATCGACGATATCATCCCGGACGGAATCTAACGAAAGGTGGTGGTATAAATGGCAGATAAATTCGGTCTAAAAATTGGCCTTGAAGGCGAGAAGGAATTTAAGAACGCACTGGCGCAAATCAACCAGTCCTTCAAAGTTCTCGGTTCTGAAATGAAGCTCGTTGAGTCGGAGTTCGACAAAAACGACAAGTCTGTCGAAGCACTCACCGCCCGCAACGAAGTGCTCGGAAAGCAAATAGAGTCGCAAAAAGAGCGAATCGAAGTGCTCAGAGCTGCGCTCAAAAATGCCTCCGACTCCTTTGGTGAGAACGACAAGCGAACTCAGGCTTGGCAGATACAGCTTAATAACGCAGAGGCGGCCCTCAATGGCATGGAACGCGAGCTCAAGAGCAATAACACTGCCCTTGAAAATGCGGAACGTGGCCTTGACGAAGCCGGTGATGAAGCCGACAAATTCGGAAAAGAAGTCGATGAGGCTGCCGATGATGCCGACAAAGCCGGGCCTTCCTTCGAGGGTCTTGGCACCGTATGTAAAGCAACCGCAGCTACCATAGCTGCTGCTTTCGCTGCTGTTTCTGCTGCCGCTGTTGCTGCCGGCAAAGCTCTCGTGGATATGGCCACCGAGGGCGCTGCTTATGCTGACGATGTCCTGACCACTGCTACGCAGACAGGCATTGCAACAGACAAACTTCAGGAATACATGTATGCCGCAGAACTCGTGGACGTATCTACGGAAACGCTCACGAAATCAATGGCCAAGAACATCAAGTCGATGGCTACCGTTACCGATGTTGCTGGTGAAGCAGCAGTGGACATGGAAAAGCTCGCTAAGGCAGAGGCCAAAGCGGAAACCGCACAGCTTAACCTTCAGAAGGCACAAATTGCCTATGATGAAGCAGTCAAGGCTAGCGGTGCTGCTGTATCCAAAGCTTACACTGCAGTCGAAGATGCGATGTTCGGTGTCGAATCGGCACAGATTTCCTACAATGCTGCAGTTGCTAAAAATGGCGCAGATTCCGAGCAAGCTCAAAAGGCAGCAGTCGCGCTTGAAAAGGCGCAAAGCAAACTCTCAAATGCACAAAGCGCATACAACGATGCCCTTGCCGAAAGTGGTGAGGCTTCTGCTTCTGTTCAGAAGGCAGCAATAGCCCTTGAGCAGGCACAGATAAATCTCGCTTCCGCACAGGCAGATGTAACCAGCGCATCTCAACCGGTGGCACCTTCCATGAACGAAATGACCGAAGCCTATCACAAGCTCGGTGTTGCAGTTTATGATGCTGAAGGTAACATGCGCGACAGTGACACTGTGTATTGGGAAATCATAGATGCACTCGGAAAGATGGAAAACGAAACCGAGCGCGATGCAATTGCAATGACTATTCTCGGCAAGTCCGCACAGGAGCTTAACCCTCTAATCGAAGCGGGCGCAGAGAGGATGGCAGAACTTGGCAAAGAGGCTCAGGAAGCCGGCTATGTGCTCGGTGATGATGCCCTCAATGCCTACGGAGCGCTTGACGATCAGCTTCAATACCTTTCTGTTGGCGCTACGGCCGCGAAAAACGCGCTAGGAACGATTTTGTTGCCGGTCTTGACCGAACTTGCCACCGATGGCGTTAGCTTGCTTGGTGAGTTCACAAACGGCATCAACGCGGCTGACGGAGACCTTGGTAAGATGGCAGACGTTATCGGTGACATCATCCCCAAGGTTATAGATGTATTTATGGAGCACCTTCCCGCGCTGCTTGACCTGATAGTTACAATGGTAACTTCGCTCGGCCAGGCAATTGTGGATAACCTCCCTATCATCATCGACTCCGCTTCCCAGCTTGTCTTCACAATCTTAAGCGCACTGATTGCCGCCTTACCACAAATCGCGGATGGTGCGCTGCAACTCGTCCTCAGTCTTGTGGACGGAATAATAAATAACCTTCCGATGCTTCTTCAGACGGGACTTCAGGTTATCCTGACGCTCGTTACCGGCATTACGAAGGCTATCCCGAAACTCATACCCTCGATTGTCAAAGTAATGACCGAGCTTGTGAAAATCATCATTGATAACCTCCCCCTCTTCATTGATGCAGCTCTCCAGCTTATTATGGCCCTGGCACAAGGCATACTCGAGGCTATTCCGATTCTCCTTGAGGCTTTGCCTCAACTCATACAATCCCTTCTTGATTTCATCATGGGCGCTATACCTCAAATCATCGAGGCGGGCATTAAGCTCATCACCTCGTTGGTAGGTGCGCTGCCTACGATAATCAAGACTATTGTAGCGGCTATTCCACAAATCATAAAGGGCCTACTCACTGCCATAATTAACGCCATACCGCTAATTATCAATGCCGGAATACAGCTCATTACTTCTTTGGTAAGCGCACTTCCCGAAATCATTGAAACAGTTGTTGCTGCTATTCCTATAATCATCGACAATATACTCACTGCGGTGATTGGCGCAATTCCCATGATAATCGATGCGGGCATACAGCTTATAACTTCCCTTATCGGTGCACTGCCCACGATTATTGAGACTATTGTAAATGCTATCCCGGTTATTATCAACGGAATTCTGCAGGCAATTATGAATGCAATTCCGCTGTTAATCGAGGCCGGCATACACCTCATCACCTCCCTGGTGGCAGCACTTCCGGATATCGTCCTCACGATTGTAAACGCAATCCCTATTATTATCGAAGGAATCATCGGTGCTGTAATTGGTGCGGTCCCGCTTATTGTGGATGCGGGCATTACGCTTATTACTTCTCTTATCGGAGCACTTCCCGAGATTATCTTCACGATAGTTCAGGCGCTCCCGGATATCATCGTCAGCATTATTGATGCGCTACTCGGCATGATACCCATGATAATCGAGTGCGGCGTGACTTTGCTTACCTCCCTTGTGACCGAGCTGCCTCGCATAATCATCAGCATCGTCGAGTGCCTCCCGAACCTTATAAACGGCATTATCAATGGCCTCCTTGGCAGCATTGACAAACTCATCGAAGCGGGTGTGAAGCTCTTTATGAGCCTCATTACAAACCTCCCGCAGATTATTCTTGAGCTTGTAAAAGCAATGCCGCAAATCATCTCTTCACTCGTTAGCGCTTTAATGAATGGACTTGGCTCCTTCGTTGATGTCGGCGCTAACCTGGTAAAGGGTCTGTGGGAAGGTATCCAAGGACTCGCAGACTGGATTTGGGATAAGGTATCAAACTGGGCGGGAGACCTGTGGGACGGTATCTGCTCCTTCTTCGGCATTGCATCTCCTTCAAAGAAGATGGCCTGGGTCGGAGACATGCTTATGACCGGTCTTGCTGGTGGTATTGATGAAACCGCTGGTGAGGCAATAGACTCCGCTACGCACATGGCGAATGACCTCAACTCTGTATTTGATGACCTCTCTGCTGATCTCTCTACAAGCCTTCCGAGCGACATCTCGGTTAACGCTTCGAGTGCAGTGGCTGACGGTCTTACACCGCAGAGTGGATTCGTTCTCCAGCTCAATATTACTAACTTCAACAACTACTCGAGCGAGGATATCACCGAGCTCACAAACGAAATCATGGCAACCGCAGGCGCATTTGCACAGAGGAAAGGAGTGGTGTTTGCGTGAATTATTTTGAATA